TGTCTAGTGCTAAATCAAGACTACACCCCTCTGTTGGTTATCAACTGGAAGCGTGCTATCTGTTTGCAAATTATAGGTAAAGAAATTCCCGGAGAAGGGATTAGAGTCGAAAAGTATTATGACAACGAGATCATTACCTCCGCAGGAGGAGATCAGTTTCCCGTAGCGGCTGTAGCTGTCTCAGGTAGATATGTAAAACGTCGTCGTAAGATTGCACTTAAGAAACGTAATCTATTAATCCGTGACGAAAAGACCTGTCAATACTGTGGTAAGGAAGTTAATCCTAAAAGCTCCACCATTGACCACGTTAAACCTAAAAGTCATTTCCCCAGGCCAGGACTGGCTCACACCTGGGATAATACTGTAATCGCTTGTATCCGTTGTAATTCTTCAAAGGATAATAAGACGCCTTCACAGGCTAATATGAAATTACTTACGGTTCCAAAGGAGCCAGATTATGGCAGCTTCTATGCAGGAATGTCCCCTTGGGCTTCAAGACCGCCCGAGTGGAAGGAGTATATGCCTGTATGAGTCACAGTAATCGTTGTGATAATTGCAATCGTATTCTCAACGACGGTACTAGGGTAACAGTGATAATTCCAGAAGTGGAGGTCACCGATAGGTATATGAAGGACAATGCCACCGTCCGACTTAAACTATCACCCGATGCCGTCGAGATGCGATCTGCAAAACTGTATTGTAGGAAATGCTTAAACTATTCGGACCACTTTTTAGAGGACAATAAGGATGTTACGTAGAGAATTATTTAAATATTTAGGGGCTTTGCCCTTTTTAGGATTGTTGGAGTCCCCCACACCACAGGTCGAGGTTAAGACTCCACTATTGGATATGGATAAACTTCAAAAGGATCTAAGGGGGCCCGGAAGAGTACTATTTGAATTTAAGGATATTGTTAATTTCAATATTAGTACCACATTTAATTTACAACAAGTGTTTCATCTCGGTCAACTGGGTCTCTATGAAGAGGATTTCCCTGATCCTGAGATCGAGGTAGAACTAGAAATAAGAAAACCTAACGGATTTATTGAAGAGTTTTCTTTCTCATGTAATTCTCATTGCTCCAGGACTAATGAACAACAAAAAACTGAAGATATTATTCCGAGAGACAATCCTTATCTAGAGCAAGGTAAGCGAAATTATTATGCATTAGAGTCGTTAGATATTTTTAAAGATGATAAACGCATTAAGTTTCTCGATGAAATGAATGTTTTAAATGGATATTCTATGATAGGTACTTTTAATAATGATAAGTATTCTTCAAGATTTGAGATTAAGAATCTATCATTGGGTCATATTACATGTTTTAATCCATTTGCGAAGTAAACAATGAATATTAATAGACGAAAATTCTTTCGAGTAGCGGCAGTTGGGGTAGCTGCCGCATCTCTTCCTATCTTCTTGCAGCCGGAAAAGATCCAAGGGAAACCCCTTGAGTTCTATGGTTGGGAAGAACCGGGATTTGATATGCTCGATAATAAGAGTATGCCACTTGCTAGTTTCGATGATCCATTACGTTTACTACTTAGTCGTGAATTAGCGGCAGACAGACTTTATAACCTATACAATACCTGGTGGTAATAAACAAGTAACAAGAATATTACACTATTTATATGGTAATTGTAATATTTATTTAGATAGAAAATATTTAAAATATAAGGAGTGTCATCTTGATTGAATACACTTATCATTGTAGTAAATGTGAAAATAACTTTACTAAGTTCTGGCTTATGGCCGAATACGACAAAAAAAATAAAAACGTAAAATGCCCTAATTGTAAAACAAAAAAGGTGTATAGAGATTACGCTACCGATCAAATTACTAGTAATGTAGTGCCGATGCTATCTGAATGTAATTCTTTACAAAGGTATGCCGAGAAACAATCTAAGCAATACGGTAAAGAAAAATGTGAAAAGATGGCCGAAGGATTTACTGCTTATAAGAAAAATAAAAAAGGAGGCATGGAAAAACTGCCATCCGGTATGCGTCGTTATGATGGAGCAGAAACTATGCCTGCGGAACTTACTAAGCCCGCCGCGAAAAAGAAGAGGCGAGCTTCTAACAAAAGAAAGAAGAAGTAATGAAAAAAGATCAAGTAATATTTCATCAAATAAATAAAGATAAAGAAATTGTATCTGACGAAAGTAGCTTATCTGTATATACCTTTAAGGGTCATGAAGACTTTTTAGGAGACGAAGACTTCCCAATGCTAGACCTAGACGACGCCGAGGAGGCTTTCGTGTCCGCCGACGCTCACGCGATTAAAACAGTGGTAGGTATCCGTACCCGGTATTTTGTAAAACGCGGTAAACACGGGAAACTCTTCAATCCTATTGGTCTTTACTCAGAAGGTTCTCAATACAAACGTGAACGACATGCGGGGAAACCAGCTTGGGAAATCAGAGAAACGACCAAGAAGATTTTTACCTACTATATTAAGTTTCTCCGCAGTAAAAACGTGGCGTGGCTTCACAATGCAGAAAGGGAAGTATAATGCCTAAGGGAAGATTGAGTCAAAATGAAAAATACATCATAGAGGGAATGTTTGACGACGGAAAAAGCTTCGAAGAAATTTCAGTAGCTGTCGAGAGAACCTCCGCAACAGTTGAAAAACATATTCGATCCCTCGCAACAGAGGATAACGAAGAGGAAGCTGCTCCTAAAAAAGGAAAAAATAAGGTTCCCATGTTACGTCGAACAGCCACCGGACAAAAAGGTGTCTCTATAATGACTGACGCCGCTTCATCGATTTCTGACCTAAAACGGAATTCTCAGAGTACAATTAAGAAAAGGTTTAAAGGTACTATTCATAAGATCTCTGACGATTAATGGTAAAACAACAAACAGAAAAAAGTCGATATAAGTCACGGTATTCCCCTCAAGGTTGGGTTCATTGTGGCCAATATGTTACTGAGCTTATCTGCGAAAAGAAAGCTAAAGTAGATAAAAAAGAACTACCTCTAAAGTTCTGGGAGTTACCCGAATGGGCTAAATTCTATCGTAGTCAAATCGGTTCGGCAAATAAACTATTAAAGAAGTACGGCGACCATGCTGTTATTGCGGCTCTCCATGACAATAGGACATGGAAAACATATTCTCTCCGGGCCTCTTGGCTTATTCCGATAATAGAAGAGTATAAAAATAAAGCTGAAACTGCTAAGCTAATTGCGGAAAAGATGTCTTATGATTTTTCAGAGAAGAAAACCTTTGATAGTAATAATAAGAAGAAGTCTGTAATATCAAAACTTAGGGATTTAGAATGACAAAAGAAAAAAAAGAAGTTAAAGACGAATTTGCAAAAGACATAACAAAAGAATTGGGTGATGTCCTACTAGACGCCGCCTATATCATAGATAACCCTCCACCCCTTATTCCACTAACACCGAAACTAGATATTGCGTTAGGTGGTGGGGTTCCGGAGGGTTCTTTGTTTATAATGACAGGGAAAAAGAAGATAGGTAAGACCGCAACATCATTACACTTTTGTAAAAATGCTCAAAAACTCTTATTAGAGGATGGCACACGACGTAAGATAGTTTATGGTAATGTGGAGGGACGAATTAAAAAAAGAGACCTTGAGGGAATTAAGGGGTTGGATTTAGATCCGAACTTTTTTAGATTAGCAGGTTCCACCAAAGGAAATATTCTATCCGGTGAGAAGTATCTGAAGATTTTTGATCACATAGTCCACCACATACCACACTCAGTAGGAGTAATTGATTCTTTTTCAGCATTAGCGTCCGAGAAAGAGCTGTCAGAAGACTTGGAAGACTCCCAGGTCGCAGTTATGCAAAAGTTTATCGCTAAGTTTACTAGAAGATTTGCTAATGTTTTACCCATTAACCGGGTTACCTTGGTAGGCATAACCCATCTTATGGCAAACATAGGAGCTGTGGGTCATGCTTCAAAAACTACTGAGAAATCGGGGAACGCTATACAATATGCTCAAGACGTAAAACTACGAGCAACCCACACCACTCCGTTAAAACAGGGTGAGATGCAGATTGGTCAAGAGATACATTGGATAGTAGAAAATACCGCTACCAATGCAGTTCCAGGTCAGAAGGTTACCAGTATTTTAAAATATGGTCGGGGTATCTGGGAGGAGATGGAAGTAATAGATTTAGCTAAGGACTTTGGTATTATTGAGGGGGGAACTTGGTTGACCTTACCAAATAGTGATAAAAAAATCCAGGGAAAAGTTAACGTTGCTGCTTATTTAGAGGAAAATCGAAACGCATATGATGATATATATGCACAGGTAAAGGAAATGGTGGGGATATAATGGAAAGAAGAAATTTTTTGAAAGGGGCTGTAGCTTCTCTATTCACGCTACCTATAGCCTCACATCATAACCTAATCGCTAAGAATCTAATTGAATTAGATAAGCATGAAGATTTATTAATAGAATATGAGAATAGTATTCCCGTTGCCCCTCTCTATCCTACCCCTGAGACTTCTGTTGATCTTAGAAATCTAACTAACGCGATTAATTCCGGGCCAATATCAGGGCGTGAGGGCCTATATGGTTTTTCCTATGATAAAATCTTTGAAAAATATAAAATAGCGAGTGGTTGTAGCATGGAATTTCCCCTGGATTTTCTTACCAGCCAACAATCAGAAGCAATTATACTAGATACTACTAAGGTTCCCACCCGTATAATCGGCGACTACGTGAGGCTTACTCCGGCTGAATTCAGCCATCAGGGAGAAGCAAATGTTCGGCATTTCCAGAAATCCCAATGGGATGTTATTAAACAATGGATAGACTCTCTAATCTATGGACTACAAGAGAAGATTGCTCGTAGCTCATGGGACTGTTTAATGATAGCTGCGGAAACTAATGTGCCAATTCCAACTAAAGGATTACTTGACTACAATATACATCAAACTATAGGTTTGGCTAAAACAATTTTTCATAGAGATAGACTAAGATGTACAGATATTTTTCTACCAACTCATACTTATATCCCATTTAAATTATGGACAGATCAAAGGTTAGAAGAGTTAAGCGATAGACGAGATATTGGAGTAGAAGAGGCTTGGTTATTTAATTCACATCACAATAACGTTATCGTTCGTGGTGTAAATATTCATCATGCCCCAGAACTATCTTGGTATACCTATGGAAAGGATATAGGTATTGCATGTGACTTAAGTCGTCGAACCATAGGAGTTCATGCATCTTATGACGAGCCAATAATGACACCTCTAATCCCGATTGATCGATATTTTTATCAGGCTTCTATATGGCAAGATTTAGCTATTGGAGTGTTTTCTCCAACTCAGGTAAGACTTATACAATAATGAAAACATATAATCTAGACGGAGATATAGTAGTATGGAAACCTCAGGGAGAAATTGTTACGGCGAATGACAACCGACAGAGATCTAAACTTCACCTCTCTGCAAGACAAATTCTTTATGAGCTTTTCCCTACAACTCCAATATTAGAAGAGGTAACTATTCCTATAAGTCGAGGCACATCTCAGTTCCTCGATTTTTTTATCAATTCAATAAAACTTGCTGTCGAGGTTCACGGGCAACAACACTATAAATTCAATAGTCTGTTCCATTCCTCGGCCCGCGACTTTTTAGAACAGAAGAAAAGAGATGTAAATAAAAGAGAGTGGTGTGAACTAAATAACATTACTATTATTGAACTACCTTATAATGAAGAAAAATTATGGAAAACAATGATAGAGGATCGGTGACCCCTAAAGATCGAATGATAGCGGTCGAGACTGTCTTGAATGAATACGAGGAAGGTCTGGGACTGCCAAAGTTTAATGAGCAGTATGGTGAGGCCGAAGTTACAGGATATTTAGAGATGGATCGGCGATCAATGGAGAAGTTGACTCTTGAAGATTGTGCCGAGATGGCTATTGTACTCGACCAGTTTGCCTTTCATCTACAGAGAGCAGTGAACCGAGAAAATGCCCGTGTTAATTGGGCTACAGAAGTTTTAAAAGATTCTGTTTTCGGTCGTGAGACACAATATCAAGGTTCATGGGATAGTCAGTTTTATCAGGCCGTTAAAGAGGACGGTTTTACACGCGGTGTAGCTAAGATACAACGATATGCACAACAACGATCAGATAGAATTAACTACTTAGCGAATGCTGTAAGAAATAGAAGTAATTTATTTATTAATTTACAGAAAGCAAAGGTAATGAAGGGATGAGTAGTAGAAAAGAAAGAATAGCAGAGTTGTTGTCGAAAATGGACAATGATACACTGGACCAATTAGAGGATGTTTTAAATACACCTAAGGCTGAGCCAAAAAAACAACAAGTACCACAAAAACGTCGCCGGGGTAGAGGTAAAAAAAGGAGACAGCAGGAAGAAGAACAAGAAGAATCATTATCTAGTACTAGAAAGTCTCGTCAAGGAAAAAAGAGACGATCACGGTCCCGTAAGATGACTGAAGGTAGATCAAATAAAGGGCAGCCTTGTAGAGTACAGCAAATAGATACAAGTTCAAAAAGAAAAAATAAGTTCGACAGTTTTATAAAAGGAGCATCACTCGATTCTTCTGAAAAGGCAGAGTTGAAGGCGGCGGAAAAAGAAGATAAGAAACAACAAGGTCGCACAACATTTAAGGCTCCTAGAAGCAATCCTATTGTAGAAATAAAATGTGTGGGTTGTAAAGAATACTTTGATGTATCTTCGGCCCTGATAGGTAATCCAAAAAGATATAAATGTAATGCTTGTTCTGGGAGTGCATGCGGATGATATTGTCTGATCCGGCAGCAGAACGTGCTGTCTTAGCTGGGATATGTCGGCACTCAGCCGATGCATATTTAGATGTGGCCGATCTAATCAATAGTGAATCTTTTACTGTTGAGGCCAACGTCATTATCTATACATGTATCCAGAGGTTCTTAGAGGAGGATAATAGTCGGCAGGTAGATGTAGCATCCATATTATCCGCCGCAAATGAGCTTGGTTTATCCTCCTTTTTTCAAGCCAACTCAGAACTCAGTCATCTATCAGCCATACTAAAATTCCCAGTAGTATTAAATAACGTTCGTAGGTTCGCAGCAAAGATTCGAAAACTACAAATCGCCCGTATGATGTATACGCAGCTTGAGGAAACAAAAAATCAATACCTTAATGTAAAGGGAGATGAGCCTATATCTCATATCCTTGGCCTAGCCGAGGAATCTATTTTTGATTTTACTGCCCTACTCAACGATCAAGATGATTCGCCGGAATTATTATTTGGAGACCTAGATGAATTCTTATTAGATAGAGCCGAGAATCAAGTAGATCAAATAGGTATTTCTACAGGTTTCCCTAAATATGATTTCGCTATCGGTGGTGGACTTAGAAAAGGTACTGTTAATGTAATTGGGGCTAGAACAAAAGCCTTAGCTTATGGCTCTAAAGTTTATACTCCAGCTGGTCCTAAAAACATTGAAGATATTGTTGTCGGCGACATTGTTTTTCATCCTTTTAAAGGAACAACAACCGTAACTAAGATTTGGGACCATAATAATATTGACATTTATCGATTAAGATTTCGTGATGGAGATTTTATTGACTGTTGTGAAGATCATTTATGGCAAGTATATAAAAGATATCCATATACATCTTTAAATAACAAAACCCCCCTAGTTAAATCAACAAAAGAATTAAAAGATGATTTAACGATAGGTAATAAGCAAGAATATAAGTGGGATGTCCCGCTGCCAAATCCAGTTGATTATCCTGAAGTTCCCGTTGCAATAGATCCTTATGTATTAGGGATATTATTGGGAGATGGCTCGGTCCAAAAAGACTGTAGATATCATACAATGGATGATGAAATACATGAGACTCTTAAAGATTATTTTACCAGAGAAGGATTTGAGGTAAAATTTGAAAGAAAAGCAAGTAAAGCCACTACATATAGAGTTAATGGATTTCAAAACAGATTACGAGAGGTTGGTATCTTTGGTCACAACTGTTATTCAAAATTTATTCCTAAAAATTATATATATAATACGCAAGAGATAAGATTAAATACACTAAGAGGATTATTTGATTCTGACGGAAGCTGTTCTATTGATCCATTATCTAAAACATCTAGAACTAAATTTATCTCAGTTTCCAGTCAGTTATGTAAGGACGTAAAAGAGATTGTTCATTCTCTTGGTGGATTATGCTCTATGAATAGGCAAACCACTACCTGTAACGGTAAGAGCTTTAAATCCTATTCATGCGAGATCAGACTTCCTAAGGATATTATTCCATTTTCTCTTTCACGTAAGAGAGATAACTTTACCAACAGAAAAATCGGCGATCTAAAGCGTACAATAACTAAAATTGAATATTTAGGACAGGACAATGCTAGATGTTTAACATTAGAAGAGAACGACGGTCTTTTTATGACAGACCATTTTATAGTCACTCATAACTGTGGGAAGTCGATTTATGGCTTGAACGCAGGAATCTCAATTGCTGAGAGAGACACCCCTATACTTTACCTTGATACGGAAATGACTAAAAAGGATCAGCAAAGTCGAGGCGGGGCTATGATCTCTTATGATACCGCTGGAAAGTCTACAATTAATGATATTGAAACAGGCCAGTTTGCCTCCAATGAGGTCCGTAAAAATGAATTAATTAACCTGGCCAAGACGAAAAAAACCTTACCCTTCTATTATAAAAATATCGGTGGTAGAGCATTTGAAGATCAGTTATCAATTATGAGACGGTGGATTGCGAAGACTGTTGGTCTAAATGATCTAGGCAAAGCTAAGGACTGCGTAATTATATATGACTATCTGAAATTGATGGAGGCATCCGAACTAGCTAAAACAGATATGAAAGAGTTTCAACTGCTAGGCTTTATGATGACTGCTCTCCATAATTTTGCTCTACGTTATGAAGTACCTATCCTTTGTTTTATTCAATTAAATAGAGATGGAATAACCAAGGAGTCTACTGACGCCGCTAGTGGATCAGATAGGATTATGTGGCTCTGTTCTAACTTTGCTATCTATAAAGAAAAATCAGATGAAGAAATAGCTAAGGATGGGACCGAACACGGCAATAGAAAGCTTGTTCCTATTATTGCTCGTCATGGTGAAGGACTAGAGGCGGGAGATTATATTAATGTGCTAATGCAGGGGAAATATGCTAAGCTGATCGAAGGAGCTACTGCCTTAGAGCTTGAGGCTGGAGGATCATACGATGACACAGGATATGATAATGAAGAAGAAGACGTGGCGTTCTAAGTATACTGACCAGCAAAAAATCAATACCTTATGTGATATTACTCTAGATCGAATTGAAAACCTCTATGACTATTTTGATGTCAGGTGGAATCGCGGGTCTAAAGTTATTTTTTCTTCATGCTTTATTCACGGCGGCGACAATAGATCCGCATTAAATTTATATTATAACGCAGATTACAGAGTACACTTTAAGTGTAGGACACATGAATGCGAGTCTCATTTTGGAACATCCATCCTCAGCTTAGTCAGAGGAGGACTATCTCATATAAGACACGACTGGACCACTCCGGGTGACAAAGAAGTTTCTTTAGATGATACTATTGATTTTTTATTGAGACGATTTGAACTTTCTTTTTCTAATTTAAAAAAGGGAGAGAAATATAATACGGATCATCAAGACTTTTGTCGTATTGTAAATATGACAGCGGGACGAGAAGCTCCTAAAGGACTTATTGATGTAGATTTTTACCGGTCAAAAGTGAGTATCCCCTCAGACTACTATTTAAAGAGGGGTTATTCAATAGAGGTTTTAAATGAGTATGGTGTGGGGACTTGTAAAACGTTTGGCAAACCAATGTACAATAGAGCAATGGTTCCTATCCTTACAGAGGACGGATCAAAGATCTTAGGATTTACTGGAAGAAGTATCTTTGAAAAATGTAAGGAATGTAAACAGTATCATAATCCCCAAAAAGACTGCTACTTCTTTCCTAAATGGTGGCATACTAAAGGATTTGAAAAGGAGAAGGTTCTTTATAACTATTGGAAAGCACTTAAGCATATAAAAAAGAGTGGAGTAGTTGTCCTGGTAGAGTCGCCTGGAAATGTTTGGAGATTGGAAGAGGCTGGAATTCATAATGCGGTGGCGATTTTTGGAACGGTTTTAAATGATGATCAAAAACAATTAATAGATGAGTCTGGTGCTCTTTCTATTATTGTACTAACAGATAATGATGGGGCTGGACAAGAAGCCGCTAAAAGGATTAATGATACATGCTGCCGAACATACCGCATGTATTTTCCAACACTGACTAGTAACGATGTTGCTGAACTAAGTGTGGATAGGGTTACAGCTGATATTCAACCCTGGATAGATAAGGCTAAGGAGTTAGATTTATAAGAGCTGTACCGGAAGATGAGATTGAATTGGAAATTGATATTGATACAATAATGAACCGACTCTTAGAAGGAGATGAAGAATGAACGCACGAATTACCCCGTCAACTGCAAGTGAGCACGCTTTAAATTATTTATATAGTAAGGCGGAAATGGATCGGCAAAAGGCGATGACCTCCCTAGCCCTATTATTAGATCACCCTGCTGGAATCGGTGATCACTCTACCGGTGATTATTATAAGAATCTTGATGAGGCTCTAGATGTCCTTGTCGATTCAGAAGACCGTATGGATATACTACATAAGTATTTTTTAAATGAAGGATGGGGGGATGAAGAAGACGAAGATGATGAGGTTTCTAAGAAGTGTCATGCATATTAGAGGAAAAATAATATGACTCAAATAATCGGCTTTGCAGGAAAAAAACAGAGCGGGAAAAATGTCAGTTGTAACTTTGTTATGATGATGAAGATGAAGCAACTGGGTATTTCCGAACGTATTCGTGTTAATAATACCACAGGAGAATTAGAATTCCAAGATATTCTAGGCGAACGTCTTAATGGGTGGTTCACTTTAAACTCAGTGAATATGGAAAGCCTTTATAATTCTGTCGGTCCTTTCTGCAAGATCTATGGTCTAGCTGATGCTCTTAAGGATATCGCTATTAATGTGCTGGGATTGCCGAGAGATAAAGTATATGGAACAGATGAAGATAAGATGTCAGAAACTCATCTGCGGTGGGAGAATATGCCTGGGGTAACTACGGAAGTAACACCACAAGATCCCATTGATAAGGAGATTGCAGGTAGACTTGGTAGATATTATGAAAAGGTGCTTAGCGGAATAGTCTATCACGAGCCAGGACCCATGACAATCCGCGAAGTCCTCCAATATATGGGTACGGAAATTTTTCGTAAGATGTATGAACATGTCTGGGTTGACACCTTACTTCGTAGGATCGAAGAGGATGCACCGGAAATTGCCTTGATTTGTGATGCCCGATTTGATAATGAACTTATTCTTCTTAAGAATCGCGGTGCTATTATTCTCGGTCTTTTACGTGATATTTTTCAGAGTAAAGACACACATGCTAGTGAGCAAATCAATTTTGACTTGTGCAGTGCTGTTATCGATAATAGGGAGCGGACTATTCCAGAGCAGTGTGAGGCTATATATAATATGTTAGTTAAATTAAAGTGTAAACACATACCTCAAATGATAATAGGATAATATGACTATACCAATCGTTTATTTCCGTAGTAGTTCTTTTAACTGTCATAGGTTTTGTCCCCAACAGCACATGGTTGAATATATTTTAGGCATAAGAGGACCGTCAAACAAAAAAGCGGACAAGGGTACTATCTGTCATAAAATATTAGAAATATGTGCTTTATGTAAGTTAGCTATCCAAAAGGGAGAAAAGATTGTTAAGGACAATGATATTGGTGACGTTCTAACTGACAAGTATGATCCCGAGTACCTCAATGATATCATTTCCCGTGTGTACATGTTCTATACTAGCAGGATAACCCATCACACCTGGGACGAGAAGGATTTTAAAGACTGCAAAAAATGGGTTTGGAAAGCCCTGGAATATAATGAAGGCATGTTTGATCCCATGAATCGTGATGTGGTAGCTGCCGAGCCCCATTTCGATTTTGAGCTTCCTTTCGATTGGGCAGAGTATGATTACACTGTCGAAGGCGAGCGACTCCAGGGTCATCTGGCCTTAAAAGGTACGATTGATTTGATCATGGATTGTGGTGATGGCGTGTATGAGATATGTGATTGGAAAGGATTGCCTCTTGATACCCCTCTTCCCACAGCCAAAGGTTGGTCAACTATGGAAGACATTAGTGTCGGTGATCTGGTCTTTGACAAGGACGGACAACTTACTAAAGTTTTAGCTAAATCACAGCCTAGTATGAAGCCATGCTATAAAATTAAATTTGATGATACCAGCACTGTTATTTGCGATAAGGATCACCTATGGACCCTAGAGGATAATAGTGTTGTTAATGTCTTAGATCTAAAAGTAAAAGATAATATTAGTACAGCAAAACCCCTAGATCTTAACGAAGTCGATTTACCTATAGACCCTTATGTCTTTGGGCTATGGCTTGGGGATGGACGAAATAGGGGTGGAGAGATAACCTCTAGTGATGAATTCGTGTTCGAAGAAATTATGAGGCGTGGATATAATGTAGGCGATAATATCGGAGGAAAAGATAGATGTGTAAGTAAGACAGTACATAAAATTACACCCCTATTAAGACAACTAAATGTCATAAATAACAAACATATCCCATTAATGTATTTGAGATCATCCCATAGTCAAAGATTGGATCTATTGAGGGGGTTAATGGATAGTGATGGCGGTGCCAATCCTTACCGACATCAGGCCGTATTCACTAATTGTAATAGAATACTATCAGATAATGTAAAAGAACTATTATTGTCCTTAGGACAAAGACCTAATCAATGTAAGACTACACAGAAAGGGTTCGGACTAGCAGTTAATGCCTATCCTTTACATTTCAGACCAATCAATATTAACCCTTTTTTACTACCAAGAAAAGCAGACAGGATAGATCCTAGCTGGGGACCAGGAAAATCAAATAAAAGACAAATTCGTAGTATTACAAAAATCAAGAATATGATAACACAATGTATTCTGGTAGACAGTCCAACAAATACATATTTGTGTACTAAGGATATGATCCCCACTCATAATACGGGCAAGCGATTGGATTGGGCCACAGGAGCCACTAAAGACCAACACTCGCTTTTTAGTGACGCTCAATTACGCATATATCACTACGCAGCCCATCATCTCTATCCTGAAGCTAAAACCTTCATTGTTACTATATATTTCATTAACTATGGTGGAGCCTTTACTGTTCATTTTCAGGATTCAGACCTAGAAAAAACAGAAGAGATGTTGCGGAAAAGATTCGAGGCGATTAAGAATACAGAACGTCCCGCATTAATTAGAGAAAAGGACATGAAGCAAACTTGGAAGTGCCGCAAGCTGTGTCATGCCGGAATGACCACATTTGAAGATACTCATGTAGAACCTATTGAGGAACATAGGTTTGGACAGGTCAGTCGTTATAAGCAGCCTATGACTAAATGTGAGCAAATCAAATATATGATTGAGCAGCATGGAATTGAATGGGTTACTGAACACTATAAACATCCGGAACATATCCACGGATTTTATCAAGAGCCAGGGAGTGTTGAATAATGACTGAATTTAGACGGTTTGAATGTGATAAGTGTGGGAGGAGAATTAAAGAGAATGAAGATATTCTTGCAGTATCTCTATCAAATAAAACTCCATTTTTAAAAGTTAATTCAGACTATTTTCACTGGTGCGGTGATAGCCTACCCTTAAATACTGTAAAGAGTTATGATCTTTGTCCTGGATGTGCTAGTGGTGTTGAAAAAGCATTAACTAAGAAAAAAGGATTGCTGGGATAATAGATTTTACTAAAATAAAACTAGACCGAATTAGACTAATGGTCGTCACCTATAAGGACCAAATCAAAAATGGACATGAAGCGTAAATATACTCCCCTTCATGTTCATTCTTAAGTGTTTGAATATTCACTTTTGGATGGACTATCTCAGTGCGAAGATATAGCGAAGCGAACCCAAGATATTGGGGCGTCCGCCTGTGCTATATCAGATCACGGCTCTGTGTCAGCCGCAATAGATTTCTTTGGTGAGATGAAAGATGCCGAGCTTAAACCAATACTGGGAGTGGAAGCATACGTATGTCAAGGATCAGTACTAGAGAAGAGTGGAGATAATCGCTCTTTAGATCACCAAGTTATCTTAGCTAAAAATAAAAAAGGATGGGGAGACCTGTTAGACCTTGTTTCCGCTTCTAATAAAAAGGAGCACTTCTACTATCGTCCACGTATAGATATGGAGCTATTGGCTAAGGAAACCACAGGTAATTTCATATCATTTAGTGGGCATCTAGGCTCCATCCTTTCTAACGCTATTACTAACGGAGATGAACTTAAGCCGGACTGGAAATCAGAGGGTATAGTAAAAGCAAAAGAATTAGAGGCGATCTTTGGTAAAGGAAACTTCTTTATCGAAGTACAACTAATTGATTCCCTCATTAATACATTCGCTAAGATTGTCGGTCAATGTATGCGGGAAATTTCAACAGTGACTGGGATACCGTGCGTTGCTACTCCTGACGCCCACTACTGTACTAGAGAGGATGCTGAGGATCAGCGGGTGCTCCTGTGTACTTCGTTTAAAAAAACCATGAGCCAAGTTCAGCGGGAAATTAAAAAGGGGACGGCAAACAGAACTTTGGAGACCTTTTTCAAGTCTAACAACTATCACATCCCATCCTATGAGGATATGATCGAATTTCATACTGAGGAAGAACTGGCTAATACATGTTTAGTGGCCGATATGTGTGAAGA